GGATAAAACCAACCTTGTTTACACAAGCTACTTTAATTGGAAATTAATCATCCATTCCGGAAAAACTAAATATATCATCCTCATCATACTCATAAAAGTTACCCAAATAAGGAGCCTTGAACTCATACTTCCCTTTCTGACGCTCAAACAAACTTTCTTGAGTAGGAAATCCTGGCAATATCGTCTTAAAATTTATTCCAAGCCTCTGACGCAACTTGTTACTAAAATTTTTATTTGTCATCAAATGCAAAAAAACTTGATTATCATATTGCATAGGATCCGTTTTAACAAACACTGACGAAACATAAGCATACATAAACCGCGCAAACTCATAAATGAACGTATTCGTACCCATTGAATCAAACGCAATTCCTAAAGCACCAGCTGCTACATCCAAATAATCGGTTCGATTATTATTAAATAATAATTTATGCATCACAGACGTGGAATCACGTACACATACGTACTGGTCCCATTCTTTATAATAGTAAAATTGTCTCTGAAGGAATTTTACACCGGTTCTCTTCATTCTTCCCGTAAAACCAGAATCAGGAATACACATCCATGCACCTACTCCAAAATATTCTCTAGCATCACGTAGTTTAATATCCAAAACTTCTAACAAATATTTTGAGAACTCCTTCATGTTTAATATCGGCACTAAACTACTGGAACATATAACAATTATATGATCATCACCATACACAGGGAAACAAATTCTTCTCACTATCCAGTCAGCCTTAATCTGATCAGCCAACAACGGAAACTTCTTGCATTGATAAGCCATAAACATGCACCAAAATAACCGCATTATCCAAGAGTCTCCATGAGACGTATCCCAATCACCACTTGGCATTTTACCCATAAACCATGCCCAGTCATTATCACTTATTGGAACCAATTTCACACACAAATTACTAACCAACCAAGCATGTAAACGCTTCCACAGGCCAATATCACTAATACTCTTTTTAACATAAGCCAAACTAAACGACTTATAGATGGCCAAAAAAGGCAACTTTATGGATACATCAAGACCATCAACATCTGCTTCAGCAACATAAACAGCTTGTGGCAAATTATGATACCTTACAAACCAATCTGCACCTCCTTTTTCCCAGCACAGACCTATCATTATTCCTTCCAATTCAACATGATGTCGAAACGCATCAACCAACAAGTTTACCATATACACTAATATTTGAGTAATGTTAAAAAACCTAACTTTATATGGAAACCCCATACCTGCTTGATCAACTACACCAGGTGATATACCTGGTGTGTAGGCACCTTTAGTAAATTTATTAAAAACTTCAAACTTAGTAGTGACCGTCGTTACAACCTGGCCCAACGCATCATAAGCAGACAATGAAGGATCAGCCCGCATTGCCGCAAGAGCTTGAATTAAAAACTTCTTCATTGCATACTCAGCCTCTGCCTTAGAGCAATGTTTTTTATTTTGTAAATCTAACCCAAAAACATGATAAAACAATTGAGCAAAATTAGTAAACCCTGCAGAACCTTGACCAGGTAACTTCATCTCCCAAATGTGTTGATCCGTAAATTGCCAAACAAAAGTTTCAAACATACGATGTGTCGCAAATGATCCATACAACAAATCAAGACCAGTTTTCAAATCAGCTCCACATCGCGCGGGAACAGGAGTATAAGTATCACGAGCAAACTTTGTAAACGCCAAAGCAAACTTACCATCCTTTAATCCCTCTGTAGCAGATCTTGTATATTTTGAATAAATATCATGCCCACAAATTGTGTTATACGCTGATAACCTACGCAATGCACACTCCTCAATTGTGGACACGTCTTTGATAACAACATTATCCCATCCATCAATCACAAATTTTTCCGTCGCAACACGATGAAAAATTCGTTCACGCAAATACTTCAAAGAATACCATTTTCCAGTGGCCCGCTGTATAGCATATTGGTCAAACATTTGTAATGCTGTATACATACCAATATCTGGTTCCGGTAAACTATTTTCTATTATCCTATAATTAAACCGAACTCCTGGATGAGTCGTTCGTCTAATTGATGGGTTTTCAATGGACATCAACATGGCATAGTTAAATGATTCCTGCCAATTTTGTGCTATATCTCTCCGAATAATCTCACCTGCAGACTTACAAATAGCAGCATTCATTTTCAACATACAAATAAATTCAGCAGTGCCACGGGTCCCTACAAACTCATCAGGACCCCACACCTGCTCAAATTTCATATCAACCGGCTTACATGTCAATCGAAACAACATTTCCACCCGCTCATGATCAGAGCACACCGATCCAGCTAAAATTGTTTTTTTACACTTATTACAAATATGCTCAAACTGCAACATACGCAAATGTTTTGTCTTATACAAATACTTTACCCCAGAAAAACTACTGGGCAATCGACGAATTAGCCGTTGCAGCGCGTGTACTTCACGAAAATCAAGAGGTTCCAGTGTACTCAAGCGACCTCAGCGCTTGTTC